AGCCTCATCTATCTCAAACACCTGCGAGAAGCCGATTTGGTCCATAGATTCGTTGATTCTATTTTTTATAAATTCTTTTAGAATCGGAGCAGACAGGTTTTTTTCTGACATTCCATTGATCATCCAGTCAACGATCTTGCTTTCAGATTTGAAAGCTTCTTGAGCTTCGTGTTTGATTCGCTCTATCAATTCATCGTCGAATAATTCAGGATGCTCTTCACGAATAGTGTTGATCAATTTGATGCCGACCAGAGCATGAATATTTTCTTCGTTACGTGTATACTTGACCTGTTGATCAGTATCCTTCAACACATTTTTAAAACGAGCAAACCAATTGATAATGTAGAATTGGGAAAATAATGAAACATTCTCTACAAATAGTGTGAATAGAATCAATGCGTATAGATATTGCTTTTTCGAATCTTTGTAGAATTTATGGGTGTACTTTCTAAGATACTTGACACGACCCTGAATCCATTCCAATTTTAGATTTTCTTCGAAAATATCATTGAGTCCAAGAACATCCAGAAGCCTTTCGTAAGCGTTGTTGTGAATGACTTCGATATTCGCCATTACATACCCAAGATCACAAAGAGATGGATGCGGTAGATTCTCTCCCAACTTGGCCCAGAATGTTTTTACAGCAACTTCGATCTGTCCAATTGCAGACAATGTTCGAATTATAATTTCCCGTTCTTGGTCATTCAATTCCACTTTGAATTGCTGGATGTCAGACTTGAAGTTGAACTCTTTGTCTGTCCAGAATCCATTGTGCATGGCTTCTATGAATTGATCTGTCCAAGGGTATCGATTCGGCTTTCTGCTTATTTGCTCACTAAAAATGCTCATTTTTGATTGGTCGTTTTCAATTGTATCATTGTCCATATGGTTGTCAAACTGTTTTCGTTCGATTATTTAGCGTGCGAATCCGTCTCCCCGATATCCTTTGAAAAATTGATTTTTTAATTAAATACTGATACTTGTGAATAAAAAATGGACAGATGAAATGCATTTGATGTGTGAATGGGATGCGCGGCAATCCTTTCCAAAAATGGCAGACGGTATGGGTGTGGCGACAATGGATTTCAAAAATTCATACAGAAGCAGAGTTGGTGTCAGTGACGGAAGTGCCAGCACTCATGCACTAGCAAACCCTATGCAGCAATCCTTCATTGGTGAGCAAGAAGAGGACGAAGCGATATCAAAATCCAAAATAGTTGGATTGATTGACAGTATGTTGGATAATCTGAGTCCTAATTCAGAGCTTGATAAAGAAGCTATCTTACAATTATCATTGTTGAAAAGAAAGCTGGGAACATTATGAAAAACTTTGAAGAATTTTACAATGCTATTTTGGAAATGGCACTCACTGATTTTAAAAAAATCGGAAAGTGGGATGACAAGAAAAGTAGACATGGATATGATAAAGCTTCTGTCGGGATTCTGAATTCTGATGTTGGTGTTCGCAAGATACAGGATGCGTTCAACAAAGTCAATCTTGCAGACTTTAATTTATATTTCCTAAAAAAGCCAAACGCGAAAAACTTTTCCGAAATTGGACAAGTTGACAAGGAATTTGTGCAAAATAATCTTGGATTAACGGTTGGCACTGATATCAAAGATCCATCAGAAAATGATGAAATAACAATCGTGTTTACAAATAATACAGCCGCTGAAAGAACTCCCTTGACTCCTTGGACTATTGCGCATAGAATAGGACACGCCTTTCAAGCAACTGAACGAAAAAAATATAGAACTTCAAAATTGGATGCGCATCTTAAATATATTGATAATATATTAAAAGACATATTTGATTCTTGTTATGATTATGATATACTTTCAAAGTCTAATAGTAGAACAATATTAGAAAATAGAGATTATATATTAAGAGACTTCTTAGAAAATATAGGAACATTTAGAAGTGCTAGACTTAAAAAATTACCAAGAACATTTGAATTCTTTTATGAATGCTTTGCTCAATGGTTATTATCAAATGGTAATTTAAAATTTAATGATTTTCCAAAGGTTCTAAAATCTAGTAATCGTAAAGCATGGGGTAAAGATACTGGACGTTCTTATGAATTAGTGGATGAAGACCTAGCAGATAATTATAAAAGTGATCTAACTTATGCTCTTGAAAATGCATTTAGAGAATTATTAGAATCAAATGTTGGAAAAATTTCAATAATGTAATGAAAAAATATTACCTTCAGACTAAATAGATTTGCAATAACAAATGTTTTCAGAAATTACAAGAAAAGATTATTTACAAGCCCGCCCGTTTAATAGCGGATGGAGTCTTGTAGTCTAATCATTTTTAAGTAAACCAAAGTAAAAATGATTAGGCTCCTACGGGAGCCTTTTTTATTATACACGACGATATCATTAGACAAAAACGAGATCTAATCACAAAAGCTTAAAAGTGCTAAAAACTTTAAATCTGCGTAGCAGGGAATTAAATGTCCGCAACCTCGAATTATGAAAAGTTATAAAGTAAAATATAATAGACAAGAGTATAGAGAAGAATACTTAAAAAGTGATGAATGGAAATCTTTACGAGCTATCGTGATGAATTCAAAGCCACAGTGTCAGTGTTGTTCTGCACCGGCTTCTGATGTTCATCACATGGTTTATAGAAATCTTGTTGATATTAAAGTGACGGATTTACTCCCTGTGTGTAGATCTTGTCATGATACAATTCACAAAGCTATAGATTGTCAATATATTTCACAGAATCCCACCGATATAGATTCAATAAGAGAAAAAACGCTGGGAATATTAAATGATGAAAAGTATAATGAATGGAAGGAGTGGTATAATACAAAACACTATATTTCTGATGATGAAATAAAAATAATTTCTGAATTACAAAGCTTTGTAATTAAAAAAATATCAGCATTGGCGCGTAAGAATATTTGGTATAATAATTTATCTGAGATTAAATTTACAGGATCACAGATTTTAAAAATTCGTAAAATAATTGAAACAGCGTTGTATAGAAGAAAAAATAAAATAGATCTGAAACAACGAGGCGCTGGATTCGGCAAAAAATTCGGACTTGTCCAGTCAAATACCAACTACCACAAGGATAGATTCACGAATTCGATAAAAAGACATTGACAACCCCATCTGGGTGTGTTACAGTGACTACATCAATCGCTGACGGCGCTGCCGACACCGAAAGATACCAACCCGAAAGCGAGGTTGTTCAAACAGTTCTTTTACATTTCAATTTCAAAAAACGCTCTCATCGTCTAACGGTTAGGACAGCTGGTTTTCAACCAACAAATCGCCGGGTTCAATTCCCCGTGGGAGTATTTTAATAGCGGGGTAGAGCAGACTGGTTAGCTCGGGAGTTTCATAAGCTCTAGGTCGTGGGTTCAAATCCCACCCCCGCCACCTTTTTGGGTTGTTCGTTCAACGGATAGGACATCTGGCTACGAACTAGAAGATTGGGTTTCGAAAGTTCACTATTAGACTAAATACTAATATGGACTACTTAAAACTATATAACGATCTCGTCGCCCATCGTAAGCAAAATCCAGTTAAAGGATATACGGAAAACCATCACATTGTTATGCGAAGTATGGGTGGTAGTGATACTGATGATAATTTAGTAAGATTAACTGGCAGAGAGCATTGGATCGCCCATTTGTTGCTTTATAAAATTCACAGGAATAGTCAAACTGTTCATGCTTGTAATATGATGGCAATGAGATGCGAAGAGCGTGGAATTGCATATATCAAAAATTCTAAAACTTATGAATTTGTTCGTAAGCAACATGCAAAGCTTAGTAGCGAACGAAATAAAATTTCCCATAAAGGTGAAAGTAATTCACAATATGACACTCGTTGGATTTGCAATATACAAACAAAACAAAATAAAAAAATCCACAAAAATGAGTATATTCCAGATGGTTGGATTCTTGGTAAGAATAAGTGGAACATGATATATGCTTGTTTGGAATGTAACACAAATTTTATACGTAAATGTAATGAAAAAATTTGCTCTTCTGATTGTAGAAAAATTTCTTATTCTAAAAATAGAAAACCGGCAACAGATAAAACTAAAGAGATCTTATCTGAGAGTGCTAAAAAAAGAGCTACGGAAAATCCTAGTTCAGTGCATAAAGATACGATATGGATTAATAATGGTACTATGAATAAAAGAGTTAGTAAATTTGGAAAAATTCCAGAATCTTGGAATAAAGGCAAGTTAAAGAGAGTGTATGCCCTCTGACTACGAATCAGTAGAAAGGCTAATAGGACACATGCAAGTTCGATTCTTGCCATTCTCGCTTTTTTCGGGTAAGTAAAGCAAGTGGCTCTTGCAATTCGACTGTAAATCGAATCCCTTAACTGGGGAGTGGATCGATACCACACTTACCCACTTTATAATACATCGTCTAATTAAGACTCCACCTACGTAGCTGGGAATCAGGGTGTAAATCCCTGTGTATTATATGTTTTTTGGGTAGATGGGTGAACGGTTAAACCAGCTGACTGTAAATCAGCCCCTTAATTGGATTGCAGGTTCGAATCCTGCTCTACCCACTTTCATCCTCTCTAAGCTTTAATGGTGAAGCGTCTGTCTGAAGAACAGAATAAGTCGATTCAAGCGCGACAGAGAGGACCATATTCGGAAAAGATCCGAGTACGCATCAGGGTTTCGGTCGCCTGATGTAAAAGAAAAGACCGAGCATTTTCAACGGGTCGTTCGTTCAATGGATAGGACTTCAGATTTCTATTCTGATTATGGGGGTTCGATTCCCTCACGACCTACTTTTCGCGGGATTAGTTTAATGGTAAAATAATACCTATAAATAAAAGTATGAAAAATTACTTATATCAGATCAAAAATCTAATAAATGGAAAAATTTATATAGGTGTTCATAGAACATCGCAGTTAGATGACTGCTATATGGGTTCTGGTAAGCTCATTAAACTAGCCATAGAAAAATATGGTATTGAAAATTTTAAAAAGGAAATACTTGAATCATTCAATACCTATAATGAAGCTTTAGAACGAGAGAAAGAAATAGTAAACGAATCATTCTTACTAAGAGATGATGTGTATAATTTAAAACTCGGAGGAGATGGCGGGTTTGATTATATTAATAATTCAGGAATTCCTAAATTTAAAGGCAAAACGCACACAGAAGAAGCAAAATCTAAAATGGGCAGAATTCCTTCCGATGAAGAGATCAGAAAAGCATCTGAGAGAATGAAAGGAAATAGAAACAATCCTAAGTTTTGGTTAACAGGAAAAGATAATCCTGCGTCAAAACCCAAAACAGAAGAACATAAGGAAAAACTAAGACAACGAAATTTAGGAATTAAACAAAAAATAGTTACATGTCCTCACTGTGGTAAAGAAGGAGGTGAGAGGGCAATTAAAAGATGGCACAAAAATTGCGAAATTGATAAATTAAAGCGGGTGTAGCTCAATCGGTAGAGCGACAGTCTTCCAAACTGTATGTTGCAAGTTCGAGTCTTGTCACCCGCACTTTTACCATGCCATATACGGCAGGACATGTATATGCACGGGCGTAGTGAGCTTCCTCTAGCCAAAGAAGTAAAATATACGTCGTATTCCGACACACGATAGTAAAACTAGGTGGCTCTAGATAATATCTATCCTCTGTGAATATCGGTAGTGTGGTGAAGTTTTCAATGAACAGCTGTCTCTCATTTCGGCAGGAGAGTCTCCACAGTATCAAGGTTATGATACAGCGCTAGTGAAATTCTAGAACAACCGAGCCATTTATCTAGACGTATTTCAGCTTGGTAGAATACCTGATTTGGATTCAGGAGGTCGTCAGTTCAACTCTGACCGTTTAGACCATTTAAACATGTAGTTCAGTGGTAGATCACATCTTCTCTATGATGGTAAGCTACACCGCAAAAGAGAGAGGCTCTGAGGACGCGGGTTCGATCCCCGCCATGTTTAAGATTTTCAATTGACATTTTCGAGTCTTAATGTATATATAATGTATGAAAGAAACACACAAAGTTAAATATTCTGATCCTCTTGAAATTGGATTCCCTGATAACTGGGAAATTTTCAAAATGGATACAACAGTTCTGTGCGATAGACAATACGACCACACGCCTAATAATATCCTTAATAAAGTTGTAAACAATTCCATTAAATGGAAAAATAATTTATTCGGTCATATTGGGTTAACTTTTAAGAATAATAAAGCTTCAGCAATCGAAGCATCTGTTAAAAGGTTTGAAAGTGATCAAGAGCGTTCAATTTGGTTAAAGAAAAATAGACCGTT